TATTTCCAGGATTAATTAACATGTTAACGATCCCCCTCCCCCCAAAAATGACCGTACATGTGTCTACATGTACATGTATTATGTTAGCTTGATAAATTTATTTGAATATATTATCGTTTGGACATGAACTTAGACTCGTTGCCAAGGGAGGTGTTACAAGAAGTCCTCCAACTTGAAGAACAAAAGAAAAAGCTTGAGACTCGTGAATTGGCGAGGGACAAGTTTATGGCGTATGCTAAACATGTATACGAGGGATTTATCGAGGGACGACACCACAGAATTATATCTGAAAAGCTTGAGGCGATTGCCAATGGTCAATTGAAAAGATTAATTATCAATATGCCACCAAGACATTCCAAGTCTGAATTAGCATCTTATCTTATGCCTTCTTGGTTTTTAGGAAGAAACCCTAAGTTAAAAATTATTCAAGCCACAATGAACACTGAACTTGCGGTAAGGTTTGGAAGAAAAGTAAGGGATTTGATTGCTGATCCTATCTATGCTGATATTTTTCCAGACACGGATTTAAAGCAAGACAGTCAAGCGGCGGGTAGATGGGAAACGAGCCGTGGAGGAGAATACTTTGCTGCAGGCGTTGGAGCAGCGATGACGGGTCGTGGTGCAGATTTGTTGATCATTGATGATCCACACTCGGAACAAGATGCATTGTCTTCAACTGCGTATGATAATACTTACGAGTGGTATACATCTGGACCTAGACAGAGATTGCAACCTGGGGGAACCATCATCATTGTGCAGACAAGGTGGTCAAAGAAAGACCTCACGGGCAGATTAATTACAGATCAAGCAAAAGACACTATGGCAGATCAATGGGAAGTGATTGAATTTCCAGCGATACTTCCTAGTGAAAAACCTTTATGGCCCGAATTTTGGAATACGGATGAGTTGTTAAAGGTCAAGGCTTCACTGTCCATTGGCAAGTGGAATGCACAATGGCAGCAGAACCCGACCAGTGAAGAAGTTGCAATGGTCAAGCGTGATTGGTGGCAGTTATGGGAGAGGGAGGACACACCGAGGCTTGACTATATTATTCAAAGTTACGATACTGCTTACAGTAAAAAAGAGAGTGCCGACTATAGTGCGATAACGACATGGGGTATTTTCGAGCCGAAGGAGAATGGCGAACAGCATATTATATTGCTTGACGCTACAAAGGGCAGGTGGAATTTCCCAGAGTTAAAGGACATAGCGATAGAGCAGAATGAATATTGGGAACCAGATATGATGTTGATTGAGGCGAAGGGATCGGGACAACCTTTAGCAGATGAGATGCGATTAATCAATTTACCAGTGGTTACTTTTAGTCCTGGAAGACGCAAAGGGGGTAACTTAGATAAGGTTACGAGGATGCATATGGTTTCTCCTATTTTCGAATCGGGAAAAGTGTGGTATCCTAATTCAAAGTTTGCAGATGAAGTTATAGAAGAGGTTGCTTCATTTCCAAATGGCGATCATGATGACTATTGTGATAGTATGACAATGGCTATTATGCGTTTTAGGCAAGGTGGTTTTATATCACTACAAGGTGAGGAAGAGCCAGAAGATTGGTTTCCTCGTAGATCAAGAGAGTATTACTAGGAGTTTTAAATGAACCGAACAAAAAAACAAAAAGAAAAAGGTCAAGTTGGTGTTAAAAACATGAGCAAGTATAATCCTGGCAGACTTCTTAGTGGAAAAATGGCAAGACCTGACGATGCTTCTAAAAGTAGAACTAAAAAAGAACAAGAACAAGCTAGAGGTCAAAGATTTACCGCACCAACTGCAGCTAAAATAACTTCTGATTTTGGTATGGGTTTGGGTCTTGGAGCAGGTTCCGTTGATAGAAAAACTGGGAAACAGATAGTGAGTAAAGATCGTGACATACCTACAAGGAAACAAGAAAAAGAAAGAGCCAAACTAGCAAAAACAGCGCCAGTTAAAAAAGCAATGGGTGGCGTAATGAAGAACCGTGGTGGAACCTTCAAAGGCACATTTTAATGGGTAGACTTTTTAAAATCAGAAGAAAGTTAAACAAAAAGCCTAGTAGAAAAGTAAGGATAGTCAGAAATAGGTTTTCTGATATACTAGCTCCAGGCAAAAAAAGAGTAACGAGGATTTCATAATGGCAGAACGAGAAATAGCAGGCATGGTTGAAAAAGCAATGGGCGCTGGTGGAGATGTCATGCCAGATGATGAAAGTTTGGATATCGAATTACCATCGACCATGGAAGAGTTACCCGAAGGGATTGAACTTGCTACAGAAGAAACTGTAGAAGTTGTAGCCGAGCCATATAACCATGATGCTAATTTAGCGGAAGTTTTAGATGATTCTGTGTTAGGTGCGTTATCTTCAGAATTACAGAACAAAGTTCGAGAGGACATGGAGTCTAGGTCTGATTGGGAAGAAGCCATTGCCAAGGGACTAAATTTACTAGGTATTAATTATGAAGACAGAAGTGATCCTTTTCTTGGTGCAAGTGGGGTAACTCATCCATTATTGAATGAGGCAACAACACAGTTTCAATCCCAGGCTTATAAAGAGATGTTGCCAAGTGGAGGACCTGTAAAGACTCAAGTATTAGGTGTAGCTACAAAACAGACTGAAGACCAAGCTCAAAGAATAAAAGATTTCATGAACTATCAGATTATGGAAGTCATGGAAGAGTATGATCCAGACACAGATCAGATGTTGTTTTATTTACCACTTACTGGATCTACATTTAAAAAAATTTACTTTGATCAAACTAAACAGAGAGCAGTTTCAAAGTTTGTTCCAGCCGAGGATTTAGTTGTTCCATACTCTGCGTCTGACTTAATGACAGCAGAAAGAGTGACACATGTAGTTAAAATGTCGTATAATGATCTTCGTAAACTACAAGTGGCGGGAGTATATAAAGATGTTGAACTATCTACGACAGATTCTGGAGAAAGCGAAGGCAGTATCCAAGGGACTACTGACGAGTTGCAAGGACTCCATCCAAACTATTCTGACGATGTGTACACACTTTTGGAAGTTCATGTGGACCTCGACCTCGAAGGTTTTGAAGACCCGAATGGCATTATGTTGCCGTACATTGTCACGATTGATGAAAATTCCAGTCAAGTTTTATCGGTGGTTAGGAACTTTAGGGAACAAGACCCGTTAAGAAGAAAGAGACAATATTTCGTACATTTTAAATTTTTACCAGGTTTTGGCTTTTATGGTTTTGGTTTGTTACACACAATTGGTGGTTTGTCTCGTGCAGCCACTTCAATTTTACGGCAGTTGATAGATGCGGGTACGCTCTCTAATTTACCAGCTGGTTTTAAGGCTCGTGGTGTTCGTATTCGTAATGATGATGAGCCTCTTAATCCTGGAGAGTTTAGAGATATAGATGTTCCAGGTGGTGATTTAAAAAACTCAATAATCCCCTTACCCTACAAAGAGCCATCTGGAACACTAGCACAACTTTTGGGTGTGGTTGTTGATTCTGGAAGGCGTTTTGCACAAGTTGCAGATGCAAAAATCAGTGATGTTAACTCACAAGCTCCAGTTGGAACGACAGTTGCCTTGATAGAACAAGGCTCAAAGATCATTTCGAGCATACATAAACGTCTACATTACGCACAAAAACAAGAATTTCGTATGTTGGCAGAGATTTTTTCTGAAAATCCAGTGCCTTATCCGTATTTTGTAGGAAATGTAGCACCAGAAGTGATGCAACAAGACTTTGATGGACGCATTGACATACTTCCAGTGTCAGATCCAAGTATTTTTTCTATGGCACAACGCTTGTCACTTGCCCAGACACAATTGCAAATGGCTCAACAAGCACCACAGATACATAATCAATACGAAGCGTTTAGAAGAATGTATGATGCACTCGATATTAAGAACATTGATAGCATTTTACCACCTCCACAACCGCCTGCACCAGTAGATCCAGCGACAGAAAACGCTAATTCTATAAAGGCAGCGCCTTTACAAGTGTTTCCAGAACAAGATCATGAGGCTCATGTCCGTGCTCATGTGACATTTTTGGCTACACCAGCCGCACAAGTCAATCCACAAGGGTTTGCTTTGTTACAGGCACATGTTCAAGAACATGTTGGACTAATGGCAAGAGATCAAGTGACTAAATTCTTCCAGATTTCTGTAGAAGAGGCTCAAGCAAGGGGTGAAATGGTTCCTCAAATTGATCCAGCAGCGATTGAAGCAGCGATTGCACAACAAATTGGTGAAATATTAGCGGAAGTCATGCCTTCTCTACAACCACAACAGCAAGTTGATCCACTTGTGCAGATTAGACAACAAGAACTAGAGAATGACACCGCTGAAATACAAAGAAAAGTATCAAATGATCAAATGAACTTCCAAATTGATCAAGCAAAGCTAAAACAAGCGTTTGATTTGGCACAACAAAGGTCACAACTACAAGAAAACATTGCTAATGACAGAAATGATGTAAATATTTACAGAATAAACATGGCAGCGGCAGCTAGGGGTAACAAAACGAATTAATTTGTGATATGATCTCACTATGGAATTTGTAACTGCTACATTAACGGGCATAGCTCTCATAAAAAAATCTGTTGATTTCATAAAAGAGAACATAGAAACCGCAAAAGACATTGGTGATATTGCCAAACAGATAGATGGTTTTTTTGAGGGTGAGGCTCAGATGAATAGAAACCAAGGCAAGGGTCTTGGTATTGCACAACAATTTGGTATTGAGTCTAGTGCTTCTGATTTCATAGATAGAAAATTACTTGAGGAAAAACGTCAAGAACTTAAGAATATTATTAACATGAGATTTGGTCCGACTGCATGGGATCAAATAATTGCAGAACGAGCCAATAGAATAAATGAAGCCAAAGAACAACAAAGATTAGCAAAAGTTGAAGCAAGACAAAAACAAAAAGAATTAATAGATGCTTTACAAACTATGGGTATTGTATTTTGTGTTGTAGCTGTAATCGGAATAATAATAGCTTTATATTTCAAAGCGTTTGCTTCAGAGTTGGCTTATGAATACAAACCAAAAGATTACTCAAGGCAACAAAAGGAATGGCGTAATCCAGACACAAAAAAATACACAACATGTAGACTTAAAAAGAGAATTACGTCAAAATACACACAGAAAAAAGCGTGTATTTACGAAGGTGGTAATAAAACTTTTACGATGATGATTGAAAGTTGGTGTCCAAAAAAGTACAAATGTGTGTATGATCCTAACGGTTCAGAACCAGATATAGATAAAGTCATGGATAGCTTGAGGAGCATAAAAGATTGACGGAAGAAAAGAAAAAACCAATAAACGTAAAGATTGATGAGAATAGTTTTGAGCTATCTCTAAGAATTTTAAGCAACGAGTTTGTTGCGATAAAGATTGGTTCTACAAATTTTTCTGGTAAGCTAATAGCAGGTGGTATTTTATTATTATTCTTTACCCTTATTCTATTAGAAGGTTTTGGTTTAAATGAGTTGTTAATGAAATGAATGTAGAGACGTTTTTGAAATGGAAGATCCTCCCAAGACTGATGATGCTCGTTAGTACAATCATGTCGTGGAGATGTGCAGAATGGTTTATGCAACTCGATTCACCAACTGCCAGTCAATCCGCGTTCGTATCAGTCGTCATGGGCGTTATGACAGGCGTTTTCGGTATTTGGATGGGTCACGAACATAAGGGAGATACTAATGTTACAAGCATTGATAGGTCCAGTAACAGGTCTACTGGATAAATTTATACCAGACGCAGATCAGAAGGCGAAACTCGCCCACGATATAGCCACTATGTCTGAAAAACATGCTCAGGAAGCGTTACTCGCTCAGTTAGAAATCAACAAAGCTGAAGCCGCTAGTGGTTCTATATTCAAGGGTGGATGGCGACCAGCAGTTGGTTGGGTCTGTGCGATTGCTTTTGCCTATCATTTTATTGTAAAAGATCTAATTATATTTGGTGCAAGTTTCGCTGGTTTAGAATTACCAGATTTGCCTGAATTTGATATGGGCACACTTTTAACTGTTCTCGGTGGCATGTTAGGAATCGGAACGCTCAGAACCTATGAGAAGCAAAAAGGTTTAACAAAATGACAAGAATAAATTTGGAATTATTTAAATTTTTTAATAAGATAGGTAATTACTTTTACAGAAAACATGTAAAAGGAATTAGAGATAATAGAG